GGCCATGCCGTCGATGGTCTGCGACTGGTCGTAGCGCACCACGCCCACGCCGGTGACGCTGTCCGCCGCGGCCTCAGCCGCCTGCGCCGACGCCTCCGCCTCGACCGCGCTTAGGTCGGCAGCGACCGCGCTCGCCGAGGCAGCCGATGCGGACGCCTGCGCCTGGTTGCGGGCCGTCGTGGCAAGCCCGGCCTGCGTCGTGGCGACGCCGGCCTGGGACGTCGCAATCCCCGCCTGCGTGGTCGCCGTCCCGGCGCTGCCGGAGGCGCTCGCCGCAGCGGCCTGCGCCGCGATGCGGTCGAAGTCGGCCGCGATGGCGCTGCTGTTGGCGTCTCCGGCGAAGCCCTGGGCCTGGTTGACCGCAAAGAACGCATCGTCAACCGCCTGCTGCGCGGCCTGGAGCTGGTTCGTGGCGATGCTCTGCACCGCGTTGGCGCTGATCGCGGCGTCGTTCTTGGCCGCCGTCGCCTCCGCCGCCGCAGCCACCGCGTCGTTCCGCGCCGACTGGGCCGTGGCGACCGCCTGGTTGATCGGCGCGATGTCGAACACCTCCGGCCGCAGCTTGCCGTCGTCCCGCTGGAGCTCGTTCAGCCGGTCGATGGTGGCGTTCACGCTCTCCCGCACCTCGTTCAGCTCCAGGTCCACCTTGTCCCCGGGCAGGGGCACGGTGGGCTGGGTCTGCGTGTGGTTCGTGAAGTTGAACTGACGCGAGTAAGGGTCTGGCGGCTGGCTGGGCACGGCAGGAGGTTTGCGGTGAGCGCCGCCGAAGGCAAGCGAACAAGGTGTAGGAGATTGTTTTCGCTGCGGCGAAATTTTTCCGAGCGGGGGGTGAGATAAACCCCGCGGCGCGAGCGGGGGTGGGGCGGGGGTCGGGGTCGGGGGTGGCGGGGTCGGGGTCGGGGTCGGCTCCCCCCGCCGAGGCCGGGGTCGGCGTGCTCCCGCCTTGGCAGGGCAGTAACACCCCACGCCCCAAGCGGGCGGGGTGGCACGTTGCGCGCAACCCTGCGCGCATCCCCATGCCGAGGTCGGGGTCGGGGCCGAGGTCATGCCAGGAACGAGACCGGCCCCGCCGAGGTCATGCCAGGAACACCCCAAGGGGGGCGGAGCCCGCCCGCGCGCGTGAGGGGTCGCGGGGCGTCTGGCGGGCAGGCCTAGGGGCAGGGCAAGGCGGCTTGGGCTAGCACCGAAAACGGGCTTGCACAATTCGCTTGCACCCAGCGCGAGAAGCCACACAACAGGGGATGCCATGAAGCACCCCACCGACACCACCACCGCCCGCAACACCACTGCCCAAGCCGCTTTGACGGCGTTCGCTCTCGAACGCATCGCGGCCCAGCTGCTCGCCCTCATGCCCTCCACGAAGGGCGACACCGCCGCCGCGATTGAGGAGGCCGCCGCCGAGATTTGGGCGCACTCCGACGCGCTGCTCCACGCCGCCACCGACGCCGACGTTGCCCGCCTCACGGGAGCCAACGCCCGCGTCATCCGCTGACCCGCTCACCCCTCGACCTCTAGATCCGAAATGAGCCACCGCGACCTTTACCGCATCCGCCTGACCTGCTCCCGCAACGACGGCGTGACCCTGCCCCGCTACGACCTCAGCCTCGCCGAGGTTGCCGAGCGGACCATCCTCGACCCCGACGACGGCCTCGCCTCCTGCGGCGCGACCCTGCACGACGCGACCGAATGGCGCCCGCGGCTCGACGCCGAGGGCCGCCTCGTCCTCACCTGCGAGGTTGACGTCGAGGGCGAGACCGAGGAGGCCGTCGAGGAGGCCGTCGACGCCGCCGCCGTTTTCGTGCCGGGTTGGTCCGTCGAGACGTGGAGCACCGTCCCGGTCTCCATCGACGCCGACCCCGCTTGACCCTTCACCCCCAACCCAACACCCAACCCAACCATGAGCACCCCCAACACCCCCAACGCCGCCCTGCTCGACGCCGTGCGGCTCATCCTCGCCCACGGCGCGCCGACGCTTGCGCGGGCCATCGAGGACGCGAGCGAGTCCAGCGAGGCGACCGCCGGGAATGTCGCGCTGTTCGCCGAGGTCGCCGCGCAACTCGCCCGCGCTGGTCACGACCGCTTGCGCGAGGAGGCCGACGGCGCGCTCCGCGGCTTCGACTACGGCGACGCCCTGCGGCTGCGCTTGCAGGCCCGCGCGCTGTCGGAATACGCCTGCCACATCGAGGAGGCGCACGAGCGCAGCACCGAGGCCGAGAACGCCGCGGAGGGCGTCGGCGAGGACGACCCCGAGCCCGAGACCGCGGAGGAGTTCTCCCGCCTGTGCCAGGACTACGGCGTGTAAGGTCGAAACGCCCCCTTCGGGGCGTCTCGCCGTGACGCGGCGACTGACGAGACCAACCACCTTCCCCCATGAACACCACAACCGACACCGCAACCGCCGCCCTCGCGCGGCTTAACTTCCTGCGCCGCGCCAAGGCCAAGCGCGGGCGGGACCTCACCCCCGCCGACCTGCTCACGCTGGAACAGGCGCAGACCATCACCGGCAAGGCCGCGCTTGCCGATTGGGACGCCTCGGCGGTCTTCGTCGAGGTGCGGACGCTGGTCGAGCTCTATTGCACCTTGACGCCTTCGGGGCGTCGCGCGCTGGCCCAGGATGAAATCATCGGCGGATGGTTCGAGGAGCAGGACGGCGACGACGCGGACGCGGACGGCGAGTTTTGTTCCACCCCTTGCCACTCCGACGACGTGCCGAGCGTGTGCGACTTCGCCGACGCGCTGAACCACTGCGCCCGCGGCGGTCTGCTGTTCGTCTACACCCGATAACTTCCCCCAATGGAACACGACAACACCAACCCCGAGACCGCCACCCCGGCGGCTCCCGCGTCGCGCGGATCGCGGCGTTACTCCGTGGCTCTCACCATCTGCTTCTCTGTCGAGGTCGAGGCCGAGGGCATCCAGGAAGCCATCGAGGCCGCGCACCTGTGCGCCGTCAATGACGGCTACCCCGAGACCCAGCGCGAGGTCGTGATGGACGCCGAGACGGGCGACATCCTGCACGAGGACACCCTCTGAACCTTCCCCCCATGAACACCACCACCACCACCACCACCCCCAAGCCGACGCCCGCGGACCTGCGGACGCCGGAAATCATCAACGCCGCGTTGCGCGTGCTGGCCTTGAAGGCCGCCGCCCAGGTCAAGCGCGAGCAGGTCGACGCCATCGGCGCCGAGTTGCTCCAGGCGCACCCGCTGACGGACAGCCGCACGGGCGAGGCGCTGACGGTCAAGGACGCGTGGCGCGCCTACGGCCCCGAGTGGCACGCCTGGAACGCGGCTTGCGCCGCCGAGCAGGTGCGGCGCGGCGTGAAGCCCGCCGACATGCCCGCGGAGAATTGCCCCGCGCTGACGCTGGAGCACGAGCAGAGCAAGGCCGAGAACGCGCTTGCGGACCTGTCGGGCGCGCCCTTTGGCGTGTCGGCGCACAAGTTGATTGCGAGCCGCGACGGGCACAACACTTACCGGCAGTGGCTCGAGCTCGTGACGCAGGCGGCGCTGACGGGGCCGACCCGGCGGCTGTCGCTTCGGATCACCACGGAGCGGGGCGACGTGTTCCCCGTGGACTTCAACGGCACGCCCGCGGAGGCGGCGCGCCACTACCTGGGCCGCGAGTATGTGGCGCACGAGTGCGACGAGACGGGCCGCGAGACGCGGGACCGCTTCGCCTCTGTCGAGGTCGTCGGCGCGGAAGGGGGTGCGCTGTGAGCGCCATCCGCGACGGGGGCGAGATGCGCCCCTTGACCGAGGCCGACCTGGACGCGCAGGCCAACGCCTGGGAGGCGGCTTTCGACAAGGTGCAGGCCGACGTCGACGCGCTCGACCTGCCGGGCTTGGCGGGCGTGCTCCGGCAGGCCGCCGACCAAATCAGCGAGCACGCGCGCGACTGCTTCGGCGATGACTCGGAGATGGCCTACCGTTTCGAGGCGGCGGCGGTCTATCGGGCGGCCCAGCTCATCGAGCGCCTTGCCAAGGAAGGGGGCGCCAAGTGAACCACGACCCGAAGGCGGCGCTGCGGATCGCCTACCTTGCGGGGCGTCGCGGGATACGCTGGCCCCTGGCCTGGGCGCGGGTGATGCGCCTATGGAACGGCCCGAAGGCCTGGGAGGCGACGTCGGCGGCGTGGAACGCCGGGAGGCAGGATGCCGGGCTGGAGGCGGTGCGCCTGGTGTAGCCTGCCAGCCATCCCGAAAAGCCTTGGGGGTGCCTTGCGGCACCCCCTTTCTTTTTGGCGCTACGGGGTCGCCACGCCCTCGCAACCCCTCGACCCTACCCCTGGCCTACCCCTGCACCCCATCCCCTGCCCCTTGCCCCGCCTGGTCAATCCAGCGGGGATGCTCGGGGCTGGACAGGGGAGGGGGAGGCTTGACGGCCTCGCCCCACTGAACCCCGGCGGTCATTCCCGCGTGCTCGGGGCGTTCCCAGACTTTCGAGGCGCTGAGCGACCACACGGCGGAGTCGTTGGGGAACAGTCCGCCCTTCTGCATGGCGTCGAGGGCGAGCTTTGCCAGGTTGTCGGCGTCCGGCACGGACAGGTGCGGCTTGCCCCAGCGCTTGGCGTCCTTGGTGGGCATGCGGAACAGGAGCTCGACGGCGAGGGCGCCGGTCGGGGTGGCTTCTTGTTTCGCGGCGTGGGCGGCGCGCAGGATCTGGTCGGCCCATGCCTTGGTCTTGGGGTTGGCGATGGAGATCGCGCGGCCCCGGGTCACGATGGGGCGGGGCTGGGGGCGCGGGATGCCGGAGACTGACAGCAGGACGATTTGCACGCGCCGAGGCTGTCGGCTTTCGAGGCGTGCGGCTAGGCTGCATTTTGGGGAGCGCGTTTGCCCCTACGTGAGAAGGGTATGAATAGCCCCCTTACCCCCCGTTAGGGTAGGGGTTAAGGGGGTATGGTACCCCGTTAGGGGGACATACCCTTATTACGTAGTAATAGACTCACAGGCTCGGCTTGTTTCCTCGCCTAAACCTGTTGAGATTTTGAGGAAGGCATCCTCGCCCTTTCCTCGCAGGGACGCACTATACGCCTTCGGGGCTAGATGTTTGCTGGGGAAACCCCCGAAAAGAGGCTTGCCTACACAGTTCTACGCCTCAATCTTCCTCGTAGGCCACTAAACACCCCTACCTTCCTCAAAATGACCCCCTCCGACCAGCGCCCGCTTGCCGACCTCCTCGGCTTCGACGTCACCGCCCTTTCGCCGCGCCAGCCGGCCCCGATGCCGGTCATCACCGGCCTCCTTGTGAGGCATGAGCCGCCCCAGCCGTGGGAGACCTACGAGATGCCGCCGGCGCCATCCTGGCTGGCCCCGGTGAAGATGCCCGACGCCCACCTCTCCATCCAGATCGCGTGGTTCCACCGCCTCATCGCCCAGGGCAAGGCCCGCCAGCGCAAGGAGGGCTACCGCTTGAAGCGTGCCCGCGCCCGGGCCACCAAGCGCCCGCACACCCCGACCCCCGAGGAGCTGGAGATCCTAAAGGCCCGGCGCGCCGAATACATGCGGCGCTACCGCAAAAAGCGGGCGCTCGCCAGGGCGGCGATGCGCGGGGCCAAGCTCACGCCCCTCGAAAAGGCGCTGCTGGTCCGGCACCAGAAGCGGGTCGAGAAGCTGCGCCGCAACCGCAAGGCCAAGCGCCGCAAGGAGCTGCGCGACGCTTACCGCGCGGCCTTGCTCCGCGACCAGGACCGGGCGAGGGCGGTGCTGCTCAACCTTCGGGACAAGACGCCATAAGTGGCGTGTTATCTTGCCTTGGCGGGGTTAAGGCGCCACCTTCGGCGTCAATCGTATCCCCCACGCCTCTCCACGGAAGCGCACCAGGGGGAGCTTCTTTCACCGCCGCGAGGCGGTGCCTCGCGCAAGCGAGGGTGGTTAGTAGGCCCACGGGCCGGCGCTCCTTCGGGATAAAGGGCTGTAACGGCCGGCGCCCTCAGCTTTCGGCGGGTTGGCTCAATGGCACAGCGCCCGGCTTGTATCCGGGGAATGGGAGTTCGACCCTCCCACCCGCCTAGACTTTAAATCAGCCAGCCCCAGGCTTTCAAATAGTCAGCCCGATCTGCGTAGATTAGCCGGCCGCTTTCTACGCAAGGCGGTTTGAGTTTCCGCCCAGATGCTTAGTCAGACTAAGCAAATACGGCAGTTTGCAAACAGGTGCCCGAGCGGGAACATTTGACAACTTCCTCCCCCGAAAGTTCGCAAATGTTTTCCGAGCGGTAATTAACGCGAACAGCCCTTCGCGTTAATAGCGCCGGCCGTTATTAACGCGGCGCAAGTGGGAGAGGCCGGCCTCGCGGCCGACCTCTCTTTCCTCGGGGCAGGGCATTTGTTGCACTTATTCCCCATGAACACGCACACCTATGAAGCGCCCTGGCCGTCGGAAAGTTTCTTGGGAGTTACGTCTACGACCTGGTGGCCGTCTTGCAAGACCTTTTGCGAGGTGTTGCGCATGGCCTCCCAGGCGCGCCGGCCGCGGACGGCGATCTCCTCCAGCTCGGTGACGGAGAGCTTGGACAGGTCCTGCTCGGACTGTTTCTTGAGCCCCAGCTGGAGGGACGCGGCGACGGCGGAGAGGCCGTGGCCGGAGGCTTCCAGGAACCACTTGGCGACGGTGGCCTTGACGTGGGCGGGGGCGGCCGGGTCGTCCAGCAGGGACTCCATCGTGGACAGCGCCTTGGTGGCGATGCGGGTCTTGACCTCGGTGTCCCGGCGGACCTCGATGGCGGCCCTGGCGCGGGCGTCGGCGAGGAGCGCCTTGCCCTCCTCCCTGGTGAGGCCGGCCTTCTCGGCGGCCTTGAAGACGTCGCCGCCGTTCTCGACGTAGGCCTCGACCCAGGCCTCCTGCTTCTCGTTTAGGGGCTGGCTGCCCTCGTCCGGGCGGACTTGCAGCTCGCCCTTCCACAGGTCCTTGCGCTCGTTGACGTGCTTGGGTGTCTTGCTCATTTGGTCTTGTCCTTTGATAGGGCGATGGTCTCGAAGCGCAAGGCGGCGTCGCGGCGCCACGCGGCGGCCCGGTCGATGTCGAAGCCCAGCCGGCTGAAGCCCTCGAAGCCCAGGTTGTGGGCGAGGTAGACCTCGGCGGGGGTGGGGTTGCGGTTGAGGGCCTGGAGCAGGCGGGTGCGGTTGAGGGACAGCCAGGTCCGGGCGTAGATCCAGGCGACGCCGTCGTCCCACGCCGCGGAGTAGGGGTGGGTGACGAGGCCGTGGTTCCTGCGGATGCGGGAGACGTCGGACCAAGCGCCGCGGTGGAACTGGAACAGGCCGGCGGCCCGGCCCCTGTCCCCGCGCCTTGCGACCCCGCCGGTCTCGACCTGGGCCAGGGCCTCGACCCACTGGGCGGGGACCTCCTGCCCGGTGAGCGCGGCGAAGCCGCAGGAGTAGATGACGGCGAGGCGGTTCATGCGTGTCATAGGTCTGGCTGGTCCAGGTCGTTGACCTCGGCGCCGATGGCGCCGGCCAGGCCGGGGACCTCGTCGGAGTCGACCTCCTCGTCGGTGTCGATGTCGATGCAGGAGCAGACCTCCCACTCCTCCGGCTCGAAGTGGTGGTCCTCGAAGGTGTACGGCCTGCCGTAGAGGTGGCCGTCGAAGGAGTCGTCGACCTTGCGCCACTCGACCTCGACGTTGACGAGGTAGGTCTTGCCGTCGACCTCGACCTCCAGCTCGTGCTCGGTGCGGCTCACGGCTGCACCCCCTTGGCGGCTTGGCGAAGGTCGGTAACAGCATCACGAACTTGGCTACGCTTCACCCATTCGGGTGTTTCGATGAGTCCGTTTTCGTATCGGCTCCAAGCAATCTCAACGCCTTGAGCCGCCTTGCGGAGACGCTCGTTCTCGGCTTGGAGGGAGGCGTAAACTTCATACCTCACATAAACACATCCTTCGGAGTTTAGGATGTTTGAAGGGTCGTATTGCTCGCTCACGACTGCACCCCCTTGGCTTCGTCTGCGTCTTTTTTTCGGATGGCTTCAATCCAAGCGGGTTCAGCAGCCTTGCGGAGACGCTCGACCTCGGCCCGCAGCCGGGCGATCTCCTTGTCGCTGCGGATGCGCTCAAGGTCGAGCTCGTGCCGGCGGGCGTCGCGCTTCTCCTTCCACTCGATGAAGGACAGGGCGCCGCCCAGGAGCAGCAGGGCGGACACGCCCTGGATGATGCTGGACAGGACGGGGCTCATCGCACGCCTCCTTCCAGCAGGCCGGCGGCCTTGATCTTGCCGGTCCCGCGCGGGCAGGACAGGAGCCAGGCCATGCGCTCGGGCGTGATGCCCAGCTTGGCGCAGGCCTCCAGGTCGCTGCTGCGCAGGGTGGAGGGGTCTCCCACCTGCCAGGGCTGGGCGGCCATGAAGTCCCGGTTCTTGAACTTGTTGCGCTGGCCGGCCTTGAGGTGGGCCGAGACCTTGATGCCGTGCTTGCGCATGAAGCGCAGGAGCTGGTCGGTGGTCATGTTGGTGAGCGAGCGGATGGTGGACAGGGGCTGGCCCTCGTCGACAAGCTCGCGGATCTTGGCGACCTTGGCCTGGACAAAGGCCGGGGTCTCGGACGGCTTGGTCCTGCCCCGGTGCTTGAACACGCCGTGCGGGCCGTACTTCTTGACGAAGACGTTGACGGCCGGCTGGGTTACGCCGAGCCGCTTGGCGCAGTCGGCCATGCTGTCGCCGGCCTCGCCCCAGGTGCGGAGCAGCTCGACGCGCTCGGCCTTCTCCTTGTCGGTGAAGCGTCTCACTTGGCGCCTCCTTTCAGCCGCTCGACCTCGGCTTTGAGGGCGGCAATCGTTTCCTCGCGGCATTTGATGACGCTATCCCTACTCATCACCACTCCTTGCCAGCCAAGGATGTTGCCATTCAGCCGCTCGACCTCGGCCTTCAACGAGGCGATGTCCTCGAGGAGCGTCTTGCGGTTCGGTCGGTAGCCCTCGTAGCCAGCCCGCATTTCGATTAGCCTCATGTTCAAATTCTCCATCTTCATGGCCTCGACCTCGCTTCGGGTCTTCGCGTGTTGCTCTCGAAACCACCCTCGCTCGGCTCGGAGTTTCTTCAGCTCATCCATGGCGCGGAGATGCCTGTCCAACAGGCTTCGGTAGTCGCTGTATTTGCAGAACATACCCTCGGGGTGCTCGCTCACAGCAAGCCAGCCAATGGCGGCCCTGGCCCGGTATCGCTTGGGGATCACGGAGGCGACGCCGCCCTTGACGATGTAGCGCTTCTTCCCCCACGTTAACACGCCGTCCTTTGGCGCGTGCTTGGCGGCGTGGATGTCGAAGAACTGGCCCTTGGCCATGCGCTGGAGCTCCTCGGACCGCTCGGCCCAGGTCTTGTGGCTGGGGTCGGGGCTCACTTGGCGCCTCCCTTCTTCTTGGCCTTGGGCTTGGGGGCGTGGATAGAGTTGCCGCCGACCTTGTCCTCGAACAGCAACTTGCCCGGCTTGTCGAGGCCGTGGTGCCTGATGACTGCGGCGGCCTTCCAGACCAGCTCGGCTTTCTCCTTGAGCGCCTCCCGCAGGGTGTGCACCTCGTCGAGCTTCTTGCGGGCTTCCTGCTCGAGCTTGTGGGTCTGAACTTGCTCCTTGCGGAGGTGGCGATTGGCGTCGTGCAGGTGCTTGCGCAGGTTGCGGACGGCCTGCCTCTCGTCGGCCAGGTCAGCCTTGAGTTTCTCCACGTTGGCCGGCTTGGCGTGGCGCTGGAGGGCGGTGGTCAGCTCGTCCACCTTGGCGTTGGCCAGGGAGAGCTCGTCGTTGAGGCGGGCGACCTCGTATTCGGCGGCCACGGCTTGCTCGTGCCAGCGCTCGCCGTCGCCCTCCATCTGGTGCAGGGCGTCGTTGAGAGCCAGCGTGGCGGCGTGGAGCCGGCGCACGTGGCGCCAGGGGGTGAGCCACCAGAAGGGCGGCAGGGTGTCGGTGTATGTTTCCATGGGGAAGTTCAGTCGTCGAGCCGGCGGGCGCGGTAGGTCATCTCCAGCACGCCGCCGTTGGGGTGCGCGACCTTGATGTAGATCGAGACGCGGCCGAGGTTGACCATCGAGCACCAGTCCTCGACGTCGGCGCCGTCGGCCTTGGCCTTGGCGCCGAAGCGAAGCATGGCCTCGCCGGCCTCGCGCTTGGCGTCCTCGGGCTTGTCCTGGTCGAGCAGGGCCTGGGCGATCTGCGCGTCCTCGAACAGGTTGCCGACGGCGTTGATGACGGGGTCCAGCCAGTCGGCCCGGACCGTGTTGCGGTACTTTGTGGTGTCCATGTTGGTGGGGGGAATGACCTACAAGGTGTCGGCGGTGCGCCCGAAGTCAACACCCTTTCTGACCGCCCGGTGCTCGACCACGCAGACGTCCTGGTGGAAGACCCACTCCTCCTCCCACTTGGGCGGATGGTAGGCGCCGGCGGACAGCTCGGCCCCGGCCTCGTCGGTGGCGATGGGACCGGCCGGCAGGTCGAGCCACTTCTTCTCCTTCCCGCCCTTGGCGGCGGCGCCGACGATCTGCTTGGCGATGAGGAGGTCGTCGACCAGGTGCTGGAACTCGCCCGGCCCGATGAGCCGGAGGATGGAGGGCAGCTCGGCCCGGCGCTTGTACAGGCCGGACTTGCTGTTCTTGCCGTCGATTGAGTAGGGGTGGCCGGCCCTTGCCGCCTCGCGGATGGCGGCGAGGAGCCAGGCGTGGCGCTCGCCCACGTTGACCCGATTGAAGGAGTCGGTCTGGGTGACGTCCTTGAGGAGGCCGGAGTCCTGTCGCAGGAGGGTCAGCTCGCCGTCGAACATCTCCGGGTTGTTGGCCTTGAGGACGGCCATCTTCCACAGGAGCCCCCGCTTGGGCGGGTAGTTCATGGCTACCAGCCGGCGCTCGTAGTCGGAGCAGTGCCAGATCCCCAGCACGGCGCGGAAGGCGGCGGGCAGGGCGGACGAGCCTCGGATGGCGGCCTTCATGTCCTCGACCCCGCGGATGGGCTCGGGCCCCTGCTTGCGGACGTGGTGGGTGAGGATGAGGCTGGCGCCGAGCTCGCCGCAGACCTGGCTGGCGATGCGGACGAACTCGTTGATGATGACGGCGCTGTTTTCCTCCCCGTGCAGGGTGGAGTTGAGGGTGTCGACCACCACCAGCTTGAGGTCGGGGAGGCGCCGGAGGTAGGCGAAGAACTCGGCCCACCGCTTGGAGGGCTTGGCCTCCTGGGTTTTGGCGTCGCGCTCGACGATGGCGAAGGCGCCGCCGGTGTTGATGGTGGGCAGGACGATGAGGTTGTCCCCGGCCCTTGCCCGGAGGTTGTCCTGGTCGATGTCGTGGAGGCGGATGTGCAGCTCGTCCTTGTCGTCCTCTGTGGTGAGCAGGACGACGGTGCCGCCCTCCTTGACCTCGCCGCCGCACCACTCCATCGGCCCGACCACGTAGGGGCGGACGGCGACCTTGATGCAGAGGTCGAGCATGAGGAAGGTCTTGCCGGCGCCGCCCTCGGCGACCAGCAGCTGGTGCTTCCCGCCGAGGATGAGCTTGTCCACCAGGAAGCGGCGCTCCGGCTTGGGTCCCATCGACCAGCGGTGCGCGGCCCAGACCTCCAGCCCGAACCCGCCCTCGACCATCGGCTTGACCGGCTCCGGGTAGGGGCCGTGGTTGGCGAGGTCCTTGGACATGATCGCGTTCCACTCGTTGTCGGCCCTGCCCGGAGCCCAGGCCGGGTGCATGTGGGCGGTCATCCAGCCCATCGTGGCGGCCTTGGCCTCCTCGACGGACAGCTCGCCCTGCCGGACGCAGTGGATGTAGTGGCCGGCCACGCGGGAGAACTGTATCCAGCGGTTCTTCTCCTCGTCGCCGCCCTCGTGGACGTCCTCGGTGAGGTCGAGCGGCGCCTTCTCCGGGGCGAACAGCAGGCCGCTCGCCTCCTCGGCTGCCGCGCCGTCGAAGCGCGGCGCCACGGCCAGCCGGTCCTTGAGGCGCTGGATGCCGTAGACCTGGGGGGTCGGGGACAGCTCGATGACCACGGGGGAGGGGTTGCCTCCCTTGTTGTGAACGGAGCCGGCCACGCGGACGGGCTGGTGGGCCCGGCCGTAGGGGTTGGACTGCACCCCCAGCCCGAACTGGATGTCCCCGCCACCTTTGCGTGCCAGGGTGTCGCGGAGCCGGACGACCTCGGCCACGTCGCGGGCCGGGTCGTTGAGCGTCCAGTAGAGGTGGCGCTTGCGGGCGCCGTCGACCATGCCGCCGGAGTAGACCGTGGCGGTGGGCTCGCCCACGTTCTCCTTGAGGAACGCGGCCTTGGCCTCGATGTCGCCGGAGTCGATGTCGACCAGGATGGAGTGGAAGGTCTCGACGTTGGCGGCCGTGCCCTTGGCCTCGTTGAGGATGGCCGGCACGATGAAGGAGGCGTGGCCGTGCTCGGTCCAGCGCCGGACGTGGCGCTCGACCTCGGAGGCGGGGTCGGCGACCTCGGCCAGGTTGATGAAACGGTCCTCGCGGAAGGTGCCTTCGCCGGGCGTGCCCTTCTCGCCGATGCCCCGCATGTTGATGAACCCGCCCTGCGGCAGCTTGCCGAACAGGATGGCCAGGTGCTGGCGGATCTGCGCGCCGTCTACCTCGGGTCGGCTCATCGGTCGGCGGAAACCTGGTTGAGGACGATAGCCCAGAGCCCGTGCTGCTTGGCGTGGCGGACGACCATCCAATGGCCGACGCCGAGCTGCTTGGAGATGGAGGTGAGGGTCTTGCCCTCCTTGAGGCCGGCGACGATGGCCTCGTCCCAGCCGGTGCGGTCGTACTTGTAGACGCGCCGGTCGCGGCCGCGCTTCCACTTGATGCCGAGCACCTCGATCCAGTTGCGGAGGGCTGACTCGGAGTAGCCGAGCCACTCGGCCGCCTTGGGTATGGACATGCGCTTGGAGTTGGCGCGCTGGATGAGCGCCTCGAGCGAGGCCAGCTTCATCGCCGTGCCATAGCGCATGACGCGGCCCTTGTACTCGACGCGGACCCGGCCTTGGGAGTCTCGCTCGGCCGGCTTCAGCGTCGGCGGGTTCGGTGTCTTCGGTTTCATGGGGGAGGGGGACTGTGTGCTAGGCATCGGCCTGTGCAAGTTCAAACGAGCCAGGAGGGCTTGCCGTCGACGGGCTTCTCAGGCTTGACGTCGATGCCCCAGCAGCGCTTGCGGTAGTCGCACCACTGGCAGAGGTAGGAGGTCTCGTCATGGCCGGCGCGGGGCAGCTCCTCGGGGTGGGTGGTCTGGATGACGCGGACCGCCCGGTCGCTGTATTCCTGGGCGTCCTTGGCGTTGTGGTGGATGACCTCAGCCATGATCTCCCCGGTGTTGCGGTTGAGGGCGGTGAACAGGGTGACGCCGACCTCCTTGTAGGTCATGTAGGTCTGGGCCTGGGCGTAGTAGAGGGGCTTGGCCTTCTTGACCCCCTTGTTGACGCAGTCCTTCCAGCCCTTGTCGTTGAGCCCCTTGTTCTCCCAAAGGCAGGGGTAGGTGAGGCCGGGTAGGGCGGGGCCGGCCAGGATCACGCCGTCGATGTGGCCCTTGAGCCTGCCCTCGGCGGCGGAGAAGCCGAACTGCTTGCCCTCGGAGTTCTCGGTCTTGAGGTCGAAGCCGGCGGCGCGCAGGTACTCGGCGACGCGGGCCTCGCAGTCGTGGCCCATGTCGAAGATGCGGAGGGTGTCGCCCTTGAACTCGCGGCCCTCGTCGACGGGCACCTGGTGGTAGCCGTAGGCCAGCCGGCGGGCGCAGGGCTCGCCCCACATGGAGGCGCCCAGGTACTGGCGCCTGGGCTGCTCGGCCCGCTTCTTGGTGAGGCCGGCGTTGACCGCCGCGACGAAGGCGTCGCGGAAGGGTTGGTTGGGGTCGGTTTCGGGTTGGAACATAAAGGTCAGGCCGCGAGGACGATCCGCTTGATGTCGCGCTCGTTGAAGCGCCAGGTCATCTGCACGGAGGCGAGGTACTTGGTGAGGCCGAAGTTCACAGTGCCGCCGATGCCGAGTTGTGCAAGTTGCTTTTCCGAGGCCGGCTCGGTGAGCCAGCGCTTGGTCTTGCGGGCGGCGTCCTTGTCGCCGTGCTCCCGCAGGAAGTCGTCCGCGGCGGCCAGGGCCACGGCCCGGTTGTCCTTGCCGGTCACGCATAGCAGGCGGGGGCGGTCGGCGCCGGCCCGGCCGACGGCGTGCCAGCGGCCGCCGCGCAGGACCAGGCAGGCCCAGGCGTTGATGGACGAGGCGATGGTCACGGACCCGCCGAACAGGTCCTGCCAGCGGAAGGGGCTGGCCTCCAGCAGCTCGACCTCCTTGAGGGAGAAGTCCTCCAGGATGCCGCGCTCCTTGTCGGCGACCATCTTCTCGGCCCGGTCGATGACGTGGCCGCAGACGGCGCACTCGACGGAGCCGGGGGGCAGGAGGGTGCCGCACTCGGTGCAGCGCCTGGGCTGGGCCTCGCCCCGGTGGGGGTTGATGATGGGGTCGGTGTCGATGGACCCGTGGGTCAGCAGGGAGTAGCCGAAGTCGAGGACGATGCAGTCGTCCTTGACCACGCCGGGGTAGCGCTCCGGGTCCACCTTGCGGAGGCCGCGCCCGATCATCTGGATCATCGTGCTCTTGTAGGAGCAGGGCCGGAGCAGGCCGACGCAGCTGACCGGCTGGCAGTCCCAGCCCTCGGTGGCGACGGCCACGTTGAGCA